CTGTTGTCTTCAGTTATCTCTTTACCATGTGAGAAATCTAACAGTGCCTTAGCACCATTGATTCCCTGATAGTTTAGAAATGCTGGGACACAATAGGCTCTACCTCTGAAGTCTAACTGTAAGGGAAAGTATATGTTGTCATAATCTTTAAACTTATCAGCTTCCCACAGTATCTTAGCGTATAGTAATCTCTTACTAAACATCCTAGAGTTCTCAGTGTGAGCAATCACAGCTTGTTTCTTCCACTCCTTACGTGCTTCCTCATTAGTGTCAATGTCATGTGGCTTGTTAGGTATCTCCATGTTCTTAATTGGTGGCATACCACCCATAGCAATACCATTGTCCCAAGCGTGCTTCATTACATCTAGTACAAACTTGTTAACCCTGAAGCCAGTCGACTGCATACGGTTAACTGCGTTGTATACTTCAGGCATATCAAAGTTCTCTAGCTCACGCTTGAATAACTTATTCTTTTGTTTGACTAAGTCTAGTTCAGGTAACTCCTTCGTCCAGTATCCACCACCTGTGACTGTCTCCCAGTTTCTAGGCGGCATGACAGTTGGTAGGTACTCAGGATTCAATAGCTCATTAAAGTTATTTCTATTTTGTATCCACTCTCTAGTCTTAGCTGTCTGCTTGATTATCTTAGTACGCTTACGATTGATAACCTCAAGTCCAAACTCAATCATACCTGTAGCTGACTGCATAAACTCGATAAGTCTCATGCCCGTGTGTAGCTTCTCTTCCGTAGTCCACTCTTCCCACATAGCCACGCTGTCACGCTTAGCTGATTCCTTAAGCTTACGTCTCTTGTATGCGTAGTTCCATGAACGCTTGTCCAAGTCATTCTTGACTGCGTCAAACAGTTCAGGGTTTAGGTTCTTGAAGTTACGAAGAGATGTCTCAGTCTCAATCTTACCACCCAACGCAATACTCGTAGCCGTCAATGGCTTATGCTGTGTGATAGTATTGATGACATGCTTAGCACATATCATGGCTGACACCTCAGGCTCAATCTCTCGTAGCTTAATAAAAGCTTTCTCAGGCTGACCCTTAGCGTCAGCATTAGATTCAAGATAGTCCTGTATGGCTTGTGCCAGTGGTCGTATGGTATTAGCCACCATGACTTTACCATAGCTGGTCACTGACTCCTCTTCACGCTGGACATGAGAGACCCTACGCTTATTGACTCGCTGTTTACCCAGCTTAATCATCTCCGCTTCATGGTCTAACTCATCAGCGTACTCTTTTATATTCTTAAATATCTCTACCATGTATACTCCTTAGGTTAATTGTGTATTGGTATCTTATATGGGTACTTTAAAACTCAGACCCATAGTCCTTTTCATTCTTACCCACATGATATGGTTTCTTTAGGTCATTAGGATGTACACCCTTAGTTATCCAAGTCTCATACATGTGACGGCGTACTGCGTCAATCTTACCGAAGTCATGCCAGTCAAGAGTCCTTAAGAATTGTTTGTAGTGTCTCTCTCTTACTGGATTCCACCCGACAGGTGATTTATTAGCTGGTGTGTCACTGTTTAATTGTTCTATTGTTAGTTCACTCATAGTTTTCTCCTATTGGTATAATGTTGCTCCGATACATATATATTCTCTTGTGTCTCTGTGTTTAAAGTAATGCTCACTGCCTATGCTATACATGTACATATAATCCTCAAACAAGTCATATATCTTTTGTGGATAGTTCACGACTTGGTCGCAAACATCAAACACTAAGTCCGTATCAGTTTCTATTGTTGGCTTCATAGTTATTCTCCTTTGTTAGTATGTGTATGTGTTGTCATTCCACCATATAGGTGTTGCTAGTTTCCACGTAGCAAAGTCCCGCTTGTCCTGTCTGTAGTACGTACGATATGCTACGACAGGGTCAGTATGTTTATACTGGTCAGGCATAGCTTGTGGAAAGTCAGTTAAGTCCTTAAGTGGTAACTCTCTAGGCAATGCTGGTAAGCTTTTTATAACGTCCCATGACTTATGATTATCAGTTTTGTTATAGCGTAACTTGTACTCAGCATTGAGTCCCTTAGCTAGTTGTCTAGTCCATAAGTAATTGTTCCTAGACTCCTTGAGCCACAGCGTACATGGATGTTTAGGATGAGTAGACTTGTAAGGCGTCTCGTATCCTAACTCATTGAGTACGGTGCACATCATCTGAGCTGTCTCAAGTATCATCTTGACGACATGTTTGTCACAATGATATTGAGCACAGGTACGTGGATGTCTATCTAATATAAATATATTCATAATACCTCGCTATGTTATTGTTAAGTAAGGAAACAGGTGTTTAAAGTACCCATATTAGTGTAAACCCCTGTCTCCCCTAGCTATATATACAGCTATATTACTTCCTACTTACTACCTATATATCTAACTCAGGTCTAACCCCACTAGCTATACAGTCAGTGATATACCTCATGCGTTTACTTGGGTCATCTCCCATGAGTATCTCAATCAGCATATCAGTCTTACTACGTTGTACTCTACTGGTCGCACGTCTCATCCTAGCTTCATACTGTCTAGACTTGATGACATACGGCTTAGTTTTGTACTTGTCCCATATCTTAAGCACGTCATCCTTAAACAGATTATTAAGCTGTCTATTGATAGCACTAGGCTTGATATTAGGAAAGGCTATACGAAGATAAGCCAGTAGTGGACGCTTCTTGAATACGGTCATCTGACCCTCTTCATTACGCTCCATAATACCGTCTTCCTTCATGACCATTAGTATCTTGTTTTGTATATCCTCAGGCGAGTCAACCTCATCTGTGAAATACGATTCAAGATACTTACGACTTGTAACGTCTACCATAATTTACCTCGCTGTTAATTTGTACTAGAACCCCGACACATTACTGGTCAGGGTTTTCGACTAATCAAGTCTCGTCAGTAGTACTATTATTGATACCTCATAACTAACTCGTCATCAGGTACATCTTTTACCTTATGCTGACCCCTCGTCACTATAGACTTACATCTTTTAGACATAATCTTAGAGTCGAATGAGCTGTAATAAAGCTCAGGATACTGCTCTTTTAAAGCGTCCAGTATTATGTCTTGCATAACCCAGCCTAGCCTAGTAGATAGTCTCTCCCAGTCTGCACGTCTAAACCTAGAATACTGCGGTACTTTACCTAGCATAGGAAGTTTAGATTTAAAGAATGACATAAACTGACCACGCCTATTACATAGACCGTTATTAAATAGGTCATAGACAAGCTTGTTAGCCATTCTAAAACGCTCTAGCTTTTTATTAGAGCCCTTAGCGTCAGGCACTTCCCCGCAACGTGGTATTCTAGACCATAACAAGTCAACCATAGCATCATAGCCGCTAGTCTGTCTTAAGCCCCATGAGTACCCTATATGAGCAGTCATACCAATACGTCTTTTAGTTTTATCTCTTAACATTTTTACCTCGCTGTTAATTGTTAAATTTATTAGATAACTCACCCAGTGCTCTAGTCTTACCGTTTCTTACAATCTCTTTTACTTCTTGATTGATAAAATATTGCTCTAAGTCAATATTACTAACAATCATTTCTCCTAAGATGTAAACATACATATTCACAACATGTTCTGGCTCTGAAAAATCTGTGCTTACCTCTCCAAAATTATCATTTTCATAATCTTTTATTATTTGTACTATATTTAAAGTTTCATCTCCTAACCATTTTCTAGCTTGATATCTGCCTATAATGTAATAATCAGTATTAAAAGCATGATGGTGGATATCTTCTTTATTTTCTAATACCCAATCTTCTCCTTGTTCTGTTATGAAGTCATGAAAATAATCTTTTACTTCTTCATATTTATAATACTTTTTCATTTTTTATCCCCGTTGTTGTTAATATACTCTAGCACTGGAATAACTAGCATACCTGATAGACACCCCAGCATAACCCACAAAGCCCATTCCCAGCTACCAGTAACTAGGAAGCCTACGCCGTCACTTACCGTGTTAGCGAGACATCCTGAGACACACGCTAACACCTGAGGCGACGCTTTGTAGTTTGTAAAATAGGCGTCCATGTAGTGCTCAATGCTAGCTAGTGAGTAATAGATACCCACAGCCAGCAACACGTTATCGACGTGACCCATTATTGTTATAATTGTCTCTTCACTCATTATCTACACTCCTCACTAACTCAGTTTCATTGTTAAGCTGTAAGTAGATACATTCCTGTTTCATCCTACGGCATAAAGTAACGGCGTGACGCTGTAGAAGTGTGTATGCAATGCCAACATTTTTATTCGATACATGAAATTCATATATCTTGATATCATCCTTGTAAATTTCATGGCTGTCGAACCAAAAACCCTCAGCTTGATATCTAGTAAAGCCAGTTATCTCAGACTCTTTATTGTCATTAATTCGGCTTTTATTGTGATAAGCTATTTTATCAATGAAATTATTATGGATGTGCATTAAGTCATCCCCGTCGTTGTCCTTCATTGGTAGATATAATTTAATTACTTGCATTTTTTACCTCTTATTAATTGTTAAATGTTACAGACGCCTCACGGCGTTTCGACTCATAAAGTCTCATCAGTGTAACTAGTCGATATAAGGTAGTATTCCCCGCTGTATATCTCGCATAATGATATGATATTGAAGCCTAGTTATACGCTTAGCTGATAGCTCAGCTTTTGCGTAATCTTCGTTAGCTTCTACTTTTTGAGCGTATGACTCATCATTATTCATAGCACGTTGTATTTGTCTATTCATTTAGCACCCCCTAGCTTTATCTATTGAGTCATAGACATAATTTGTGAATACTTCAGCGTCAAAAAGTGGGTTGTCTCTCTCAAACATTAAACACCAGTCTTTAATAATAAACTCAGTGTTTCCCAGTGGATTGTCTGACAATTGACTACCGACCATTTCGGCTACTGCTATGTAGTGTTTTTTTGTAAACATAATATTCCTCGCATTGTTATTGTGTTGTTTCGCTCTTTTGAGCTCATCAGTCAGGCTACACAGCCTGAGACAACCCCAGCCTTACCCGTTGCGTCCGTCCACCGCTGATTATTACGTTACCTGTTACCCAGTGCGTCAGCACCTGTGAAGTGTATTGTCACACGCTTACTGGATTTCATAAAAATGATAAGGTGTCTATATCCTCAGTAATTTTCTTACCGCTTGCTATCTCATAACTAGCACGGTCTTAGGCTGGTTTTGGTCAGTCTAGCCACCTTTCGGCTCTTAGCATTTGCTACGCTTCCTAACCCCGTACAACGCTTACACCTCTCAGCTCCGCCTTGCCTCATCTCAGAATGTTTATAGTGCTGAGTCACTAGCTAGGATTTCCCGTTCCCCTAGCATGTGTATACTCTACACCCAATGAATACACCATGTCAATAAAAGAATTACATGAAAGTGAATTAATTTGATATATGGCTGATTCATCAGCTTATAGAAATAAAAATAGACCATAGCTCAAAGACAAACAAAATAAAAATGTCCAGCCGTGTATCCCTTTAGGCTTCCCTTTATGTATAGACCACAGGCGACCGCAAGCCCGTGTGCGTGTGATACTATACTATACACGGCTGACGGCACGGGGGAAATTCCACCTCTTGCTATCGTGTTATCCCCTCATATTTTTTTACCAAATATTCGACAAAACAACAGCTGTTAACACAGCTATCAGAATAAACTCCCCTATGGATATCTCAGGCTTTAACCAGTAGGTTCTAATATAGTGACTATTAAGGAGTATTACTCCAGTAATAACTATGAGTAGTACTTCTATTAGTATCATAATTAATAAGTAATAAGGAAGGATAGCTTGTCTATATATAGCTAGGGGTGCACAGGGGTTTTATCTTATATGGGTACTTTAAGTTTTTGTCCACCCTTTGTCTAGATATTTACAGACAAGGACTCCTACAAGTAGGACAAGAGCCGCCAAAGGAAAAATGAAGAAAAACCTTTGACGACCTATATCCACGAATCTCCATCCATAGGTCTGCCAAGAGCAGTCTCCATGAATTTATCTAAATCTTCCTGTAACATTTCTTCTTTATGTTGGTTATAAGACAATGTTTGGTCTCTATCCATTACTTCTACCCAGTAGTTAGCTGCAATAGCTAAGGCGTCTATTTGGTCATCATGCCTTAGTGCACCTTTATCCCTTGTTATCCTAGTCATTTGTCTAAATAACTGGTGGTCAGGGTCTAACTGAAAGTCATCTTTGATAAGCTTATCATCAATAACTAACCTATGGGTATTCATAATAGGCTCTAATGTGTCTATTATACGCTTCTCTTTCTGTATACTGTGACGTACTTCCTCTACATTACAAGGATGTATGTCAGCCAATACAGGCTTTAGAAGCTGTGTTGCCATTCCATCACCAAAGTTACTCTCAATGACGATATCATTAACGTCATGTTTCTTGGCTATATTGGCTAGCTTCTTAAGTGTGTCATCAGAGTATCCACCATCTAGACCACCAATGGCAGTCAGGTACAATACACCGTGTAACATCTTAAGTACACAATAGGCTGTTTTATCTGCCCCACGACCAGCGGGGTCAATAGACATAACTGAGCCTTCAAACTCTGTAAATTCTTCGGACATATATAGGTAAGAAGTCCAATAGTCACCCTTAAGTCCTACATTAGGTAACTCAGAGTCAACCGCTTTGATTTGGTCTATACCTGAAGCCCATTGTATTTTGGCTGGAGCTTCTGTCCATGTGCTGCAACCTGAGGCTATAATAAGGTCATTAAGCTTCAATGGGTATTTATTAGCGTCAGATAGACTAGTATCCAACATAAACTGTAAATTAAAGCCTGACCTACCATATGAGCTTAAACGCTCCATTAAGTCGATTTCATTAAATCTATCAGGGTCAGTAGGGTCTCCCTCTTTACCGTCCATATCAGCGATTGTAGGAGCTAATTTATGCCCATATCCTACCTTTTGTGCTTGGTTAGGAATCAATGCTGACCATATACGTGTCTTGAACCCACGTTCATCTAGGTCATTATACAATGACATCTCTGTTTGAGGTGTTCCTAGAAAGATAACACGTCCTACTTTAGGCTTTATAATAGCGTCAAACTCTTTTACGGTCTCACTTAAGCGGTCACGCATAAGCTGAGTCTGTGAGTTATTGGCAGATTCTACGTCATCAGCAATAATAAGGTCAGCCCTAGACCCCGTAAGCTGACCTGTAATCCCCATAGACTTCACTGAGGGGGCGTGTGAAGCCTGTGCTGGGGCAACATCAAAGGATACCTTAGAATGTCTTTGGCTATCCTTAGGTTGTAAATGCTGTAACAAAGGCATTTCTGCAATAAGCCTCTGTGTAAATGTACTAAAGTCATCAGCCCTCGTTTTACTAGCTGATACTACCAATATGTTACGCTGAGGGTTCAGCAGTAATTGGTGACATACAAATGCAGAAGTAATCCAAGACTTTCCTACACCCCTAAAAGCCTCTATTACTATACGTTTCTCTTTAGATTGTAGATAGTCTGCTATATCGTATTGTATAGGTGTTGGCTCAGGTAGATTGAGGTGTTTCCAAGCTAGATACAAGAAGTTCTTAAAGTTATCTATCTTATTCATCTGTGTCGAACGGTAAGTCCTCTAGTATGTTGTTAGCTTTTTCTACGATATCAGGACTTGAGTAAGTCTTACAGATATCTAAGCATACCTTCATCTCACTTGCAGATATTTCATCACCTGACTTGAGCTTCCTATAAGCATGAGCCACCAGTAATACAGGTAACTCTTCTACTATCTTTTCTATTTGTTCATTTTGTTCTGTCATTATTTTTGTCCTTTAACTTCTAATTCTCTTACCTTAAGTTCTAAGTCACGAACCCTTTTTACAGTCTCTAAAACTTGTGATGGTGGTTGAAAGTCATCTATCCAAGTATCATTTTCTTCTACTTCTACTTGTAGCATTTTGTAGTTGTATTCTAAGAAAGCTAATCTTTCTTCTATACCAAAGTACGCCCATACAGATACAGCTGTAATAGCTATTAATGCTAATAAGTTTTTAACAGGTATGGTAATTAATGATTGGTCATTTATTTTCATCTACGTACTGCTGCACTCCCGAAGTAAAATCCTGACACAGCAGCTAGAAAGTGTGTATCAGCGTTAGTTATGACTATACCTGTAAGACCAGCAAAGGTAGTTACCTCTTGTGTATAGCCAAATATCCACCATCCTTCTTTGACTTGCTCTAAGTACATTAGATGTACCGCAATAGAGGGGTCTATAAAGACGGCTAGCTTTGGTAAACATATAATAAAGAATACTGCTAATAATGCCATCCAACGACGGGTCACACTTTGGAAGTGTCCACCGTGATTACGTGCGTCCTGTACGGCTGCTCTATCAACCTCAGCACGTTGTATTAAATACTTTTGTTGTTCTGCCTTGTCTTTTTGACTGGCTGACCACAGGCTTAATACACCTGTAAGTAAACTACTACCTAACATGGTAATAACTTCAAAAGGTATCATTACTTACTCCAAAAGTATCCAACAATAATACTGGCTATACCACCTAACCACATAAGAAGGCTTACTGCTCCTTTACCTTTAGCTACATCTGCTTGTAGTGACTCTACTTTTGTCTCTAGTCGGTCTAGCTTTTCCGCTAACTGTTCTAATGTAACTTTCATGGTCTCTCCAAAACGTTTTTAATTAAAAATGCGGGTATATCAAATTCGTACCATTTAATTTTTGTGTTATACCTATTAGGATATTTATGGTGATTGTTATGTAAACAGTCAAACATAGGTAATGGTAAATTAGTTGATTTATCAGGTGTATTAAAATTTCTGTATCCATATTTATGTGTTAATACATTTACAATACTAGTAGCATGAAATGTATACATAACAGGTAATAAAACAAAATAAACAGTAAATTGTGGGCTAATAAAAATTAACGTAGCCATCATAATAAAATACAATTTAAAATAATTATTATGCGTATATTTATACAGCGGATTTTTTAACATCTTTTTTACTTTAAAAGCATTTAATTTAGAATTATTATATGTATCCCACCAAAACCATGTCTTCCATCCTTCAGACGCTGGGTGTGGGTCTCCTTCTTTATCTGAATGTTTATGGTGTGTAATGTGGTTACTTGCCCACAAGATAGCTGACCCTTGCATTAATAAAATGCTTAGATAATGAACCACTGTTTCTATTTCTATAGAAGTTTTAAAAGAATTGTGAGAACAGTATCTATGATAATAACAACATAAACAAATTAAAGGAAAAACAATAAGACCTAATAACAAAGACCAGCTAAATGGATAATAAATTAAACCAATTATAGCTGTTATTTGAATAACAAATTGAATTGCTAACATTTTATGATGTTGTCTCATTTTAAAAACAACCTTTCAATTATCCATGCAGAAGGGTCTAACTCCCACCACTTGTGTCCATGTCTATAATCTTTTGATATTGTGTGATGGTAGTTATGCCATCCTTCACCCCAACTAACTAAACTTGTTAAAGGTGAATTAACTGCAGTGCAGTCTCTTCTTGATTCAACAACTTTATATCCAAAATATTTACAATGTGGTATTACTGCAAATGCACCAGCTGCTTGATATATACATGCTGCTGGAAAGCTAAAAGCAAATATTCCTAATAGAGGGTCTATTAAATATAAAACAAATATCCAACTAAACAATAAAAACCAATAATGTTTAGTTATAAACATATAATCTTTATCTTTTAAAATATCTTTTACCATTGTTTTAGGAACAATAATTGGGTCATATAAAGTCAGCCACGCTCTTATGTAACCTATATTTTTAGGTGACTCATTATCTTCTAAACTTCCAGAATGTTTGTGGTGGTATCTGTGCATAGCAGCCCAAGATAAAGGACTACCAAACGCTGATATTACTGTAAGATATTTTAAAATCTTTTCTTTTATAGGTGTTGTTTCAAAACTTCTGTGACACATAAATCTGTGTAAAGCTATATTAGTTGAAAATATATTTACTACACCCCAAGCTATTAATCCATATATAATATATTGAGGATAATAAATACAACCAGCTATAGCTATTATATGATTTATTAATGCTAGTAATTGCACACCTCTTGCATGGTTCATGTCCACCTCAGTTTATTAATTATCCAAACCCAAGGGTCAAACTTACAATGTTTTAATTTAGGTTCTATGTGATGTTGTTTATGAAATGATTCTGAAAATGCAAATGGGTACATATAAGGTACATCTTTTACTTTACCTAGATGACACATAATACCTGTAACTGACATTACCCAAAATGTAGTCATAGCTACTGCTGTTACCCAAATTAAAAACCATTCAATAGGTAGGACTAAGAAAAGAATAGCATTGAACACGTAAACCAACGTTGTTTCATATTTAGTTAAATATAATTGCCATTTATTTCTTAGCCTATCTGTAACAAGTTTAATATTAGATTCTTGTTCATGTGTTCTAAATATAATATTAAACCAGTTTTTGTACTTAGGACTATGAGGGTCTTTATTAGTATCAAAATGTTTATGATGATTTCTATGCCATGCTGCATAAGATATTGGTGTTCCAATTAATGCAGTCATAGATACTACACTCATTATGTTTTGAAACCATACTGGTGGATTCCATAGATTATGTGTAGCCCATCTGTGTATAAACAAACTCATTACAAACTCTAGTAGAAAATAAAAAAGTATGTATGTGTATAGAAGTTGTAACCAAGATAATGCTACAAAAGAATATAATGCTAGTAAGAAGTAAACTCCAAATAATAATGTAAGTGCCACATTAGTATTCCCATGTCATTCTTTTCATAGTTGGTAAGTTACTTGTATAATCTTCAGAGCCTATGTATGCTAAATCTTCTATAGTTAAAGAGCCTAAACAAACTCCATCAGTAGTTCCTTGTGTAAAATAAGTATCTATTTCAGCTCCTTTTACACATTCAAGTGCAAACTTAGTACCGCCTATTGATTGAATCCAATCTTTATGTGCTTGATGAAATTCATTTGTATATGTCCATGCTTTACTATTATTTATTTTACCAACCATTACATTTTCCCATGTAAAAATATTGTCTATAAATTTGCCTTGAATCCACATACAAACTACACCATCTTTAGCTACTTCTATATTTTTCATATTATGATAATTTTGATTACACATTAAATTTATTAAAAATTCTTTTTTCTCATCAGCAGTATCTGAATTATTAAAAACTACTGTTCCATTTTCAAAAGAACCAAGACTATCTGTATACAAAGAATCGAATGTAGAACCTGTTGTAAATGTTTTTTCTGTAAATGTATATGCCATTATTTTCCCTATGCGTTTATTGAAAAGTTTATTGTGCCACTACTACCAAATACGTTGCCTGTTTGATTTTGACCACCTACACTTATTGTAAAAAGTTGATTAGCATCATTAGAAAAAGATACACGATAATAAGTATTTCCATTTACAGTAATAGATGACCAATTACTTTGAGAGGTTGATATTTCAAAGTGCATATGTCCGCCTACAGTTGTACCCTCAGTAACATATAGTGCCTCTACAACACCAGAACCATAACTGTTATTGCCGATACTTCCAATTGTAGTTGTTGTTCCATTAGCATTATCATTAGTTGTACCTACAGTTCTTCCTTGTGAGCTTATAAATCCTTTGTTTACTATTCCAGCTTTAAGTGTTTGTTGACCGATATTTATTGTAGTTGAAAGGGAAATGTTATTTGATGTTCCATAAAAATCTGCTGCTAGTTGTATCTCACCACTAGCTGGTGCATTACCATTACCATAGTATTCAGATAAACTGTGAGGTGCAGAGCCACCAAATTCTGTAGCTATTTGACTTAAAGATATTTGACCACTACTTTGTAAAGCCATTCTTTAACTCCTTAATTTGCTCTTTGAGTTCTTTAATACAGTTAATTAGTAAACCATGAATTGCATCATACTCTACTGTTTTATATTTTTTACCATCTACAAGTTTAAGTTCTTTTTCTCTAACCGCCTCAGGTAAAACTTTTTCTAATTCTTGTGCAATGATACCAGCAGATTTTTGTCCATTGTGTCTTGTAAATGTAACACCTCTGACTTCATCAATTTTATCTAGTGCATTAGGTATCATTTGTATATCTGTTTTAAGTGCAACATCAGAAACTGTAGTTGAAAAAGCAATGACATCTCCATCTACATGTAAGTCGCCATCAGATTCTAGTCTCATTTCTTCGCCATTATTAACATTGAATCTAAAAGCATTAAGACTATGGTCATAATGTAATACACCTATGTTTTCATCACCAGTATCACCAAAGAATATTTGTGAGCTATCAGAAGTAGTAGGGCATAAAATTTGTAATGTTGCGTCACCACTAGCACTTGTTACAACCAAATCGTGTGCTGGACTTGCAGTTCCTATACCTACTCTATTGTTTGTAGAATCTACTTTTAATGTAGATGTATCAAAAGTTGCGTCTCCACTTACTGTTAAAGATGAAAGTGTACCAACAGAAGTTGTACCAGTTACATCTGATAATCTTGCTAGTTGTGTACCACCAGCAGTAGAGCCATCATGTACTCTTAATGTTTTTAAATCGGTATCAACAGTAACTTCTCTTACTGCACCTGTAAATGATGAATGTTCTGAGGTTGTGCCACCTCTGTGTTGTAATAGTTTTGCCATTAAGTTAAGCCTCCAAAGTCAATTTGTAAATTAGTTCCATCAATAGTTTCTACTACTAAATCCCCTGATACTGTTAATTTTGCAGTAGGATTACTTGTACCTATACCTACATTACCATTGTTGTCGATACGTATACGTTCTCCAACAGCAGTATCAAAAATTCTAAACTCTCCTGAATCGCCTGAAATTATATCGTATCTACGATTAGAAGTATTTTCTAATGCAATTCTAACATCTGAGCTTTTTGAAATATGTAGTTCTTCAGAAGGAGAAGTTGTACCAATACCTACATTACCACTACAAGATATACTACCTGTACCGCTAATATTATTAGAGTTTAAATCTAAGTTACCACCTAGTTGTGGTGTAACATCTCCAACAATATCTGTAAGACCAGCACTTATACTAGCCCAAGATGAACCATTGTAATATTTAAGAGCATTATCTGTACTGTTGTACGCTAAATCACCTTCATCTAAACTAGATGTTGGGTCAGACGAACCTATTCTGTATCTGTCTGCAAAACTGTTAACACCAGCAATATTAGAAGCTACAGTATTTACATTAGCTATTGCTCCAGCTGTTGTATTAACATTAGCAATATCAGAAGCTACTGTTCCTATGTCAGTTGAATCATTAGCTACCGCTGTTACGTTTGAGCTAATTCCCGCCACAGAAGTAACGTCACTACTAATTCCAGCCACTGTGTTTACATTAGCTATTGCTCCAGCTGTGGTATTGACATTAGCTATTGCACCAGCTGTGGTATTTACGTTTGCAATATCAGTTGCGACAGTTCCTATATCTGTACCATCAGCTGCTACTGTGCTTACATCACTGGATATACCAGCTACTGTGTTTACATTAGCAATACTACCACCAACATTATTAACATTAGTAACAGCTCCAGCGACTACGCCAATATCTGTACCATCAGCTGCTACAGTAGATACAGCAGATGATATACCAGCCACTGTTGTTACATTTGAAGCATTACTTGAAACTGTTGTTACATCTGAAGATATACCAGCTACTGTGTTTACATTAGCTATTGCTCCAGCTGTAGTGTTAACATTGTTTATACTAGAAGCTACTGTGGTTACGTCAGTAAGACCACCAGCTACAGTGTTTATGTCATTTCCTGTGCCTGTAGTTATAGCCCCTGTTATTGAGCCTAAATCATCTGTAAACAACAATTCACCAGCTACAGCATTAACGTTTGTGATGTTTCCACCAACAGTATTAACGTTAGCAATATTAGTAGCTACTACATCTATTTCTGAAGTAGTTTCATTAAGGTCATTAGCCGCTGTTTCTATTTCGGATATAGCTTCATTAAGGTCGTTAGCAACAGTAACTACGTCACTAATATTAGTAGCAACAGTGTTTACATTAGCTATGTTACCAGCTACTGTGTTTACGTTGCTTATTGAACCCGCTGTTGTTGTTACATTACTAGCATTAGTTGCTACAGAAGTAACGTCTGAGCTGATACCAGCTGTTGTGGTAATATTACCAGCAATCCCAGCTGTTGTTGTAACGTTGCTGGATATGCCCGCTACAGTATTAACATTAGTAGTGTTACCTGATACTGTGCTTACAGCACTGGCTATTCCTGACACAGTGTTAATATTGGCTTTATCACTAGCTGATAGCCATGTGGTTTCTAAATAATTCTTAGTAGCTGCGTCTTGAGCTGATGTTGGGTCAGCTACGTTAGTTAAACGTTTATTCTGTGTGTCCCATTGAAAGTTAGCGTTAGATAACTTAATTACGTCACCAGCGTCATCAATAGCCTCTTGAGACATAAAGAACGCTTGGTCACTATCCGTGTCTAAATCTGATTCTGTTAGTACTGAACCTGACGCATAATCTACGAGCTTTGTGCCCTGACTTGTGGTTCTACGGATTTCTATAGCTGTAGAGGAAGCTGGAGCTGTGGTAAATGTAACCTGTGTACCAGCACCATTCCATGTAAATGCTGTAGTTACAACACCATCTATAGTAATAGAGACATCTTCTTGTGCCCTATAGCTAAAAGGTACAGAATAGGTAGCTGTGCTGCCATCACCTGTATACCTTACAAAACTGTTTGCCATGTGTTTCCTCTAAATTGATTCTTCTAAGACGGGGACTTTAATAGTCTAAGATATTCTGTAGTACTTTTTCCCTGTCTGCTTTATATTTAACAAAGCCCTCAGCGTCGAATAGTTTACCTCTAAGTACTGTCTCGTCTATCTCAGGAAAAGCTTCTCTTGTTTTAGCCCATGCTTCATTTTCAGCACTGTCAATTATCTTTAGTATTTCTTTTTGTTGATAATCTTTTAACAATGTGTACTCAGGTGATGGGAGCGAATAAATGTAACTATTTTTATCCATTATTAACTCTTCAATATATTGTCTTAAAGTTAAATTCTTTTTCTTTTTGTATCTCCACCTAGTTTCACCTACCTGTTCCATCATGTAATCATAAGCTGATTGTCCGTTTTTGTTCTTAAGGTCTCTTAAATCTAATTGAGTTAAAGGGACTTTAGTAGGCGGTCTTGTATAGTTAAATTCTCTGTTTCTAAAGAAATTAGCTACTGCTGGGTTCTCAAATTCAGTCCATGCAAATGGAGAAGAAACCAGCTTCATTCCTAAGAACCATCCTTTAGGTCTTTTAACTTTTTCACCAAACATGTTTCTTTCAGGCATAACACCGTCAGCTCCTGTAGGGTCTAGACGTTTCATCCTGTCCATAAAACTGGTTAATTCTTTTGCTTCGTCATCCCATACTCTATTGTTATAACGTAAGAACCCTGATAAAGGTGTAGCTTTGTATATTGCTCTAGCCATAATAGAACCAGCTGTTCTTTCAGCTGATTGCATACGCATTGCTTCGTCTGATAAAAAGAAATGAGCTGTGTCTAATATATTTGTTGTATAAAACTTAGATGTTAAATTTCTAACAATAGTAGCAATCGTTGTTAATGCTACTTCATTACTTTTGTCTTCATAGCCTTTAGGCAACACCTGAGAGTTGTGTGCTTGTTGCATTTCATATAAATCTACCAAATCTGCTGCAATACCAAACGGCATAAACATTGGGTCTAATCTATTAAAACTAACGTAACCACCATCATCTCTTCTATAAGAATATGGTTGCCAACCAGTAGCTTTAGTACGTTCTTTGTTAACTCTATAATCTCTGTCACCACCACCTGTAACTTTACCTGTCAAAGCCGCATAGATACCAGCTGTCCATATTACGTAACCCATTTGTATGCGTCCAATAGCCTCAGCTGCTGCCTCAGGGTCGACTGCTTTAGATAAGTCAGTCATAGCTAACCCATCTTTTCTTGGGTCAAAGTTAAGAGTACCACCGTCTTTAGTCCTTAGTAGTTGTCTCATTTCTATTTGAAAACGCCCTAGAAATGGTAAGTGTTGCATGTTCCACCTAATTAAGTTAGACGGTGTATTAATAAAGTGCATACCTATGACACGCAATAAAGGAAATTTCTGAGTAAATTCCATTATACCTTTAGTAATGTTAACGGGAGCTGAGCCATTTGTAATAACGTCTTTTACCTCATAGTCTTGTGTGTATGAACCCTCTTGTGCATAACGTAAAGGTGTGTTGTATGCTTTTAAATCTTCAGGTCTTAGTTGTGCTTTCTCTTCAGGTGTAAAGTCTTCTAACTTTTTAGCCTCACCTTTACTATCTGTGTATATTTTTTCATACTCTTTAAATTTAGCTTTATATTCTTTGGTTTGTTTAAAAGCGTTCCACTTGTTACTCACTAGTTCAGGGTGTTTAGCTACAATAATTTCATGTATATTAGCAGCCATTCTACCTTTAAATAACATTTGTTTTAGAAACTCATCTCCAGCTCCTAATGTTCTTAGTGGTGTGGTTACAGCATAGGTGGTTGGTTCTACTAAATACTTTTGCATTAGTGCCCCTGTTCTACCTAGTGGTGTTGTTATCAGTTCTGCACTAGCGTTTAACCATCTTTGTAGTTGTCCTTGTCTAATGTTGCTATCTACCTTTAATTGTTGTCTATCTAGTAAAGGTCTTCCTTGTATAAATGCAGCTTTTGCTCTAGACAAAGCGTGTCCTGTATACGCAAACTGCATAGCTAATGTATTGTAAGCTTCTCTAAATACTGCTTGTGCACGTTGTCTATCATGCTTTGCAAGGTTAGCGGCTTTGAACGCCATTACAAAAGGTTTGTGTATGTACTGAGTCATACCTGACATAATGTTTAGTATATGAGTATCAGGAGAAGACAACAGGTTATTGTTAACATACTCAGCTGCTAAATCTAACTTTTTAAAATTCTTAACATTATCTAATGCCATTATTATTTGTTTGTCGTCGTCTAATAATGCAATACGTTTTAAAAACTCTTCAGGGTCATCTTCTAAAAGTCTTTTCATTACAGGGTCTTGTGGGTCTGATTTTAAATCAGCAGCTTCCATTGCTGTTCTTGTAACTCGTCCAGCTGTGGTTGCCCTTGCTGGGTTTTCTGTAATTTTTTTTTGTTTTTTAGACAATGAACGTACTAATCCTAATCGTTTTACACTTTCTTCTACTAGTTGTTTTCTGTCCGCAGCTGATAAATCAGGTCTGTTAAGCCTATTACTTAACATTTGTACTTCATATAATTGACGTTGTATTAAATTACTATGTGCAATTACTACAGCAAACATATCTTTTTGTGACGCTAAATCCTCACCTCTTCTTAAGACCTCTTCAGGGTCTAATCCCATTTCTTCAGCTATTTCTCTCATTTGTTTTAGTGATACTTTAGGTGATGTTAATTCTAAAGCTGTTTCTTGAATAATCCTATCTAACAGTTGTGCATTTTTAGGGTCATCCATTCTGTCATAGTTAAAATCTTTATAAGGTGGTTTTCCCCTTCCTAGCGGTATGTCTCTAAGGTTTTTGATAAAGGTAGGATTGTCGGTGTCCATCTCTATTTTACTAAAAGATGGGTCATCTTTGGCTTTTTTAGGTTTGTTCTTATACAGCATAGGTGATTGTTTCACCTCTGTTAAGTCCTTAAATAAGGTTCTACCTGTTGTGGTGTCAACACCGTAGTCATGTAAATCTTTTAATTGTTTTACAGCTGTGTTTTGCATTTGTTTACTTGTTAGTTTAAAACTAAATGCAGATGTACCAGCACCAAAGGCTGAGCCGAATACACTACTAACACCAGCTGCTACTCCCATTTGTTTAAAACTAAACTCGTCTTGTACACCTGTGTTAATAGCGTTGACTTGTAGTAAAGTGTCATGTGTCCCGCCAGCAAAAGCTGATATACTGCCTTCTATAGCTGCTCCTTTCTTAGCTGCTTTACCTAATGCTTCCTTTTGTGCTTGCTTAGCTGCTTCTTTAATTTGCTTATCAGTAATCTCTTTAGCCATCTTACCTTTAAGCTGTTGTTTTAAAGCTTGTTTAAATGCTTCTTTAGAAGCTATACCACCTACACCAGCACCTATTAAATTTATAGGGTCAGCTATCATTGCTCCCCCAGCGTCTACTAACCACTCACCAAATGTCCTATTGGGGTCATTCCAAAATGATGGCAATGTTTCAAAGGTTTGTTGTAAGTATGCAAACTGTTTTAATCTATCATCATTTTCTTCGGTAGATGTAGCAGTTACGTCTGCCCCCATAGCAAAGGTGTTATAGTTTCCCCATGTTCTGTCTTCATAAAACTTTTCTAAGATATCAGCTGAAGAATAATCATTGTACTCTTCTGTTCCTTCTCTATAGTTATAATAACTTCTAGCTGTTTCAATAAATCTTTCTGATTGTATTTCATCTAGAGCACGTTTTTCTGTTTCAGCTTTTCTTAAGTTTTCTGTTTGTAACTTTTCTTGCCTAGCTTTTCTAGTTCTTGCTCGGCGGTCATTAGCGTCTTCTTTTTGCTGTGTTTCAAAAGGGTTGGTAAAATCTACCATTATTTATAATCTCCCAGTGCGTTTTGTACGTCTTCAGATGATACCTGTAGAATATCTGCTAAAACATTATAAAAGTTTTGTACGCCAGATTGTTCTAACGATTCCCAATATTGAGACATATCTTCTCTTGTAGCATTATCAAAGTAATCTTTTACAAAGTTGTTGATGTATGGATACAATTTATCTAGTTTAAATGTACGCTGGTCTTCAGCGTCACTAGTTAAGAATTTATCATCATCATCCGTAAATGTTGGTTTCTTACTAATAGCTTCAGTGTTGTCAAAGTCTTGAGTTAGACCAGTTGCTTTATCTGTAAGTTTTGTAATTAAAGCTTCTCTTTCATCTGCTTCTCTTTGTTTACGCTCTGCTTTTTCTCTACGTGTTTCAACATCTGTTTTTCTTTGTGATTCCGTTTGACCATAAAGCTTAAACTGGTCAATTACACTTTCTTTGATTTCTTTCATAAATGCTCTTTTTTCATCACGGGTTGCATTTCTACCTTCTTCAGAAGAATAAAAGTCTATTATTTCATTTTCTACAAAATCTCTAACATCACTAGCTTTTAGTGTACTTCTTCGACCAGTTAAATCTTCAGATGTAGCTTTAACTATCTCATCTGTTTTAGCCTTGTAAATAGAATCTCTTTCATAGATAGGCTTACGTGTTTCTGATTCTCTAAGTAGCACTCTAAAGCTATCATTATAAGGAACACCAGCTTTGTCCACTGCTTCTAGCATTTCTTCAAGACTATCAAATTGACCTTCTGCTATCCTTCTTCTAAATTGGTTTATAGAAGCTGCGTCAGAATTAGGTGATTGTGTTTGATTAACAATTTTAATTAAATTGTCTACATAGGTTGGGTTTCCATATACTTGTAATTCTTCTTTGAGTTGGTCTATTTCTACAGCAGTTAAGTTTTCCATATCCATTGCTTTTTTAAATATGTTAGTAACTTCATCCTCTTCTTGATACTTTCTAAGTTGACGATTCTGTTGCACTAAGGTCATTCTTCTGTCTTCTATTTTCTTTTTTAAGGCTGTTGCGTCTTTATTATTGGCTGATAACAACGACCCTAGTTTTTGACCATTCTTACCAGCACCTCTGTCAGCATTTAGATACTCTATTGCTCTATCTAAATCGTCTACTGTCTTACCTGTAGAATACAAAGTAGTAGCAGCAAACAAAGCTGCGTCATTTATTTGTTTATTGCTGTATGTTCCATCTTGTGGAAGTTTAGCAAAGATACTGACGCCTTCCTCATCCGTAGCGTCATTGGCTAACATAAAGTTACCTAAGCTTTGTGTTTTCTTTTGAGACGCCACTTTAAATCTTTCTTCAGCGTCAACAGATAATAGCTTAGCTTTCTGTTCATTAAATATAGAAGAGTAACCACCAGCATAATATTTATCTACTTTTGTAAAATCTGTTTGTACAAACTCAGATAGAAACTCATCCATAGTTTGTTCATCAGGATTGTAGTTAGCTAAATTTTGTTTAGCCAAGTTAATATCCTCAGCTGCTTTTAATTTACCTAGCCACACGTTGTTAGTAGCAGACGCATACATGTTACTTAGTATTTCATTAGAACCTGAATCAATAACTTTTTTAATACTTTCAGTTGACATTCCCTGTGCTTTTAATTTATTAATCTCTACAGCCGCTTCGTCTTGTTTAGTTTTAATGTATTGTGTACCTAGCTGTTCTATTTGTGGGGCAACGTTTTTTAATGAATTAACAAGACCACCGAGTTCTGTTTGTTCTACACTAGCTTTACCAGCACCCGCAAATGTAGTGCCGAAGTATTTATTGGTTACTTTAGATTCATATGCCATTGTTTATTTTCCTAAAAGATATGGAGTTTTGTTTCCTGTTAACTGTCTTTGAGCATTGACACCCATTCCATACATAGCTTTATTTGAAGCTTCTGCTGCTGTTGCTGTAAATGATTGAGCATTTACTATAGCGTTTGGATTACCAGCATAAGTAGCTCCCGCTGTTGCTATCTCTAACCCTAGCCCTAATGCACTAGGTTTAACAACAGGTTTAAGATATTTAGCACGGGTGTTCTTCATGTTTGCATAAGCCTGTGTATATTGATTATTGGCTTTATACATGTCTGATAAGAAAGCATTTTGTAGTTCTACGTAATCTGTGTCAGCTGTTCCAGCTAAATCTTGTACTACCTTAAATGGATTACCAAAGCCTAAGTTAAGTGCTTGTGATTGTTTCTTACGTAACTCCATCTTACGTTTAAAATCTTCTAGAGCAAATTCTCTAGCAGCTTCTACTTTTTCACCTTCTATCTTTTGGATATCGTTTAGGTAAGATATGTTAGCATTTTGTTCTGTTATTCTGTTAGACTCTTCTTGAGCTTTTGCTGCTGCTCGTTGGGTTTGATAACCCTGTATAGATTGCATTACTGACATTACTGCCATTGCTTCAGCTACGCCACACATATGTTATCTCCTTCATCATTAAATAGAATGGCAGTTTACCTTTGCCATATTGCTCCTCTCGTCTTATTGTTTTAAATCCTAAATACCTAAGCCACTTAATAGACTTGTCATTTCTAACATCTACATAGTTAAATAAATATTTATAACCTTTTCCCATTTGTGCCACCCATTCAGGTGACTGTTTTATAAATTCTTTCTTGTAATTAAATAACTCATCACTAGATAATAACCAAGCTACACCATAGTCACGGTCTAACGTTGGTACACTACCAAACATGCCTACAACATATTCTTCTTCTGTTCCTATGACACTCCATGTTCTATGTCCTTTTTCTTGGAAAGGTGTCATAAGAGCCTCAGCAGCTCCTATGTTATCTGATGCTTTGATTTCATCTCTATCTGCTTTCCTCATCTTAGGTGCAAGAAAAGCTATGTCTGCTGATATTGCCCGCCTCACGTGTGCCATTTATATTCTCCTAGAACGTCTGTGGTAGTAACCTTCCACTTCAGCACTAGGAATAAACATAGGTAAGTGTGAGCTACTCTTTATATCTAATGTAAATAATGTATTTCTACTTTGTACAGGGACAATAATAGTACCTGACGAAATCGCTGGGTTATCTACTGCTCCTGTTAAACCAATAATGTAACCATTCATAAATGTGGTATATGTATCTCTATTCTCAGGTGTTACTTCTACTTTAAAAAACCCACTGTCTTCATAGTCAAACGATATAGTACGCACTTGGTATCTACCTGAAGTGACAGCTATAGCCCCTTGTCCTGAAGATTCTCTTACGTACTGTGGTGACAGTGTATATTTAGATTCATAAGGCAGACCTATAATTAAACTGGTGTGGTCTCCTTCTATTGTATATGTTGAACCTGTTGTATTTGTTGCTGTGTAATCAGCTCCTGTGCTAGCGTTCACAGCTAGTAATCCTGTCTTAGCTCCATATGGGCTAGTGAATGTAGTAAGGTCAGTACCTGAATCATAAGTTCCAGTTACAGATTTCTTAAGGTCTAGATATACATTATGACCTATGGTTGAGTCTGCTAAATCTTGTAAGTCAATACGTAGTAACTTTGTGTCTGTTCCTTCAGCTACAAATAAATATACAAAACTACGGTCTATCATCCCACCTATTATTTTAACATTGTCTAGTTGCCATTTAGACCACGCTGTTTGTACTTTCTCACCTCTATCAAAAAAGTATTTGTACATATACATTGTGTTGGCATTGGTAGGTGATACAGCTGTTCCTGTAGTGTATGGTGCTGTCTGAGTGTCAGCTGTATCTGAACACAGCACTATCAAAGAATCTTCTGTTGTGTTACTTAATATTGAATAAGCGTTGTCAGGTATCAAAGTTTGTACCGCAACAGTAACATCTAAACCGTCATTAGTTAATGTATCATTGTCTGAATAATATTCTCTTACTGCTGTGTTTGCATTACGTACTTGTGAGAAGTAAGCATATCTACCTGAAGATACAGGTGTTACATCAGCATTGTGTGAGAATGTTGATACTTCATTCAACACAGCTGAGGTCGGGGTAATTGTCTCAGCTGCTGAAGCGAGTTTATACTGTGATGTGTCGGAGAATAACAGTAAGGTCTCGTTGAATGATATTGAATTTCTTAATACGTTTACAGTTGTACCTGAAGCTGCAACATCTATAACATCTGTATCTAATACCTGTGTTACTGTTGTTCCAAAGAAGTTAAAGTAATCAGCATTACCTGATAATATTAAATTCTCTCCAGCTAATATACCTAGTCTATTTTTATAGAATGTAAGGTTCTGTATTTTCTGTCCTACAAATGTAGGGTCAGGGTTTGTGACATCATCCCCAGCGTCCCTGTCTGTGTAAGTCTGCTGTGCAAAAGTAAATGTACCATCATTATTATTAATAAGAGCATGTGGCATTGTAGAGTTATCTAGCCCTGTACTTGTGTCAGGTGCTATACATTCTTCCCATACACCATTGCCTACATAGTTAACATAGTAATCTGATGTAGTATCACCAGCATCCCCTGTTACTTTAATCTTATCATCTAACTTTGCATAATAAGGTAACTTAGTAAAATCTTGTATCTCATCTTTAACTGCATACAGTTCACTGTTACCAGCACCATCATGTGTCTCTACTGTATAGTTAGCGTTTTGGTCTACTACATAACCACGTAGTGCAGACTGGTGTTCTGTAAATGTAAACTCTGCTGTGACAGCTGAATAACTACTTAAGCCTTGTGTTGTAGTGAGTGTTGCCCCTGTGTCTGCTCTAGTTAATTTAAACCCTATACTAGAAGAAGCGTCCCAATAAGTACTGCTTGTGCCATATCTAAAGATATCTATAAGCTTTGCTGTATCTCTAAACTGTGTGTCATGGTTAGCGTCACTACCATCAGGCATTTGTATAATTGCATGAATACCATAAGGTAAGTCAGGGTGAGTAAGATGTATTGCATACTCTCTACCAAAGTTAGTTACCTTAAACACTACATAAAAGTATTCTACTTTAGCTGCTGTAGTTGTGCCACTTTGTGCTGGTGTTATAGATTTGTTAGATACAAAAGTATAGTCAGCAATGTTAACCATCTTAAGGTCATTCTTAGGATTTGTAGTTGTAAGATAAGATGTTCCGTCAGGGTAACTTACAGTCTTCTCATTACCTTGTAAGTCAAAGACTCTTACACCACCATTGTAAAACGCAACAATGTACTTATTGTTCTCGTCTCTTTGTATGCTCCATATCTTTGTAGTGTTAGGAAACACATTTGTAGCATCTAGTGTAGCTATATATTCTGATGGTGGGCGTTTGCCTAAGCCTTTGATTATATTGTTTTGACAATTAATCTGTTCTTCACCTTGATTAATACCACGTTGGGTAGGTGTTTGTTGGCTTATACCATTCAGAAAGTTAGGTATCGACTGAGAAACTACTGCCATTAATAAGTCCTTCTAGGTGTTCTATTGATTATTGAATATGTATTAGCATCACCTTCTAGTATGTTTACATCTTCACTTCTAGAATCAGACTGCTTAAAGTTATTATAAGCTTCCTGTTCATCTATGCTCATTAGCTCAGATAAACCAGCGTCACCTATGAATCTAGCTGCAAAACGTCTAGCTGCTTTAACTGTAATATAGCGTCTAGCGTATTCAGGTAGTTGTTCAAATTGTTGTACTAATACAACATCTAATGGTGGGACGATTGTAAAGACGTCTGTGTGGTTATCTAGGTCATACAGTTTACCATCACGTATTACTACGTTTTGATATCTGTGTGTTGCATGAGCGTCAGCTTGGACGCAGTTGGAAGGTAATGGAATCTTACTATCATCATCTATTGAGTAAGTTACATTGTATTCTGTGTTAAAGTTCCAGCCTTCACTTTGTACAGAAAGGCTAGTTTCATCT